AAAGATTTAATGCGGAACAAATAACTGATGAATATGCAAGACTTGAGAAACTAAAAGAAATAGCACTTTTAGAACAAGAACAAGAGGCGTTAAGACTTCAAGCCATTGTAGATAATGCCAATGCAGGAACACAAGCTAAGGTAGATGCAGAAATAGCTTTAAATGAATTCAAAGAACAATCAAGACAACAAAATATTGAGGCTGATACTGCCCTTGCTGAAGCACAAAGAAATATAGACGAAAAAACCTTAGAGCAAAAGAAGAAACAAACTGATGAAGTTTTAGGTGTCTTAGGAAACCTTCAAGCGGTAGTTGGGGAACAGACCGTAGCAGGTAAAGCATTAGGAATTGCAACCGCAACAATAAACACTTTTCAAGGTGCAACGGAAGCATTAAAGCAAAAAAGTACTTTGCCTTCACCTTTTGATGTTGTCGCTAAGGTAGCAAATGTAGCTGCGATTATTGCAACGGGATTAAAAACTGTTAAAAGTATAGCTTCTGTAAATATTCCTAAAGTAAGGGGCGCAAGTGGCGGTGGAGGAGGTGGTGCAGTACCTTCTGCGCCTTCAATTACTGCACCTTCACAATCACCACAATTTAATATAGTAGGCGGTGGTGCAACTAATCAGTTAGCAGGGTTATTAGCAGAACAAGGAGAAAAGCCAGTTCGGGCGTATGTGGTGAGTAGCGAAGTAAGTACTGCACAAAGTTTAGATAGAAACATTGTAGAAAGTGCAACTTTAGGGTAATTGTGTTTTGTAAAAACCTTAAAACACAAAACTAAAAATTTAATCGTTTTATAGATATGAAAATTATTGAGTTAATAATTGACGAAGAACAAGAGAATGGTATTGATGCTATTTCGATTGTAGAACATCCTGCTATTGAGGAAAACTTTATAGCCTTAAAACAAAACAAGGAATACAAGTTTGAAGAAGTAGACAAGGAGAAAAGGATTTTAATGGGTGCGTTACTTGTTCCTAATAAAGCTATTTATCGCAAAGACAAGGAAGACGAGTATTACATTTATTTTACTAAGAAAACAATCCGTAAAGCATCTGAATTATTCTTGCAAAAAGGCAATCAACACAATTCTACCTTTGAACACCTTTATAAGATTGATGGTCTTACTTTAGTTGAAAGTTGGATCGTAGAAGACAAAGAAAAAGACAAGTCAGCGATATACGGTTTAGATGTACCCGTAGGTACTTGGATGGGTAGTGTTAAGGTAGAGAACGATGAAGTTTGGAATGACTATGTAAAAACGGGAATTGTTAAGGGTTTTTCGATAGAGGGTTTCTTTGCTGAAAAAGAAAGAGAAGAACAACTATCACAAGAAATAGAAGCAGGACTAAAATTGTTAGAAATCAAAAAAGCTTTGTTAGATGCGTAAGGGTTGTTATTGTAAAGACACCAACACTTACCACATAGATTGTTGTGATGGTAGTTTGTGGGCGCAAGGTATTGGGGTGGATAGAAAAAGTCAGTTCTATTTAAGACAAGAAGATAATGACTTAATCTTACAAGAAGATAATAGTAAAATCATTTTATAATGGATAAGAAAATATCACAATTAAGTTCGGCAAGTGCTTTGCAGGGCGATGAAATATTTCCCGTAGTTCAATCAAACACAACAAAGAAAACAGATGTTTATTCGGTAAAGAATTACATAGTACCTACAAACCTAACGGTATCACAGGGAACTATTGTTGACTTAGCTGAAGATGTTTCCGATAATGCGTTTTTAATAAAATTAACTTGGTCAGGAGGGAATGGTACAATGGAACTTTATCTACCAAGCGCAGCAAGTAACATAAATAGAACAATGCGCCTGACATCTGATGGAAGTTTTGGTGGTAGTAAGTCGGTACACCTTCTACCCGCTGAAGGGGATGAATTAGATGGTTCTTCATCTTTTTATAACATAAACAAATCATACGAAGGCATTAAGGTTTGGTCTGATGGTGTTGAATGGTTTATAATTCAAAAGAAGGCATAACGAAAATGCAAAATAAATAAATCAATCGTTTAATAATTAAATAACAAAGTTTATGAAAACAACCGAAATGTTAAAGCGCATTCAAACGCTTCTAAACACAAGAGTTGAACTTGAAGACCGTAAGTTAGACAACGGGACTGTTATTTCTGCTGATGAATTTGCAGAAGGACAACCAGTGTTTATCGTTACTGAAGATGAGCGTATTCCTATGCCTATCGGAGAGTACAATATGGAAGATGGTTCTATCCTTGTCGTAGAAGACGAAGGAATGATTGCTGCAATTAAATCAGGCGAAGAAGAAGCACCTGAAGAAGTAGTAGAAGAAGTAGTAGAAGAAGAAGAAATGAGCGAAGCAACTGCACCTAAAAAGGTCGTAGAAAGCAATGTCGTTGAAACACATTTTTCTGACGAACAAAAAAATGAATTGGTAGAAGCTATTCTTTTAAGTGTAAATCCTTTAATCGAGGAACTACAAAACAAGGTGAATGAGTTAGAAGCTAAGCTTTCTCAAGAAGTAAAAGAGGAAGTTATTGAAGAAAACTTATCTAAGGCTTTCAAGCACACACCTGAGGTGAAAAGTGAAAAGAAACAAATTAAATTTTCACAGAATCGTACAATGACAACTTTTGACAGAGTATTAGCTAAAATTTCAAATAAGTAATTAATTTAAAAAAATAAAAAAATGGCAACAAGTGGAAGTGTAACTTCAATTACAACAACTTATGCAGGTGAATTTGCGGGTGATTATATCGCTGCTGCTCTTTTATCTGGAAATACTATCGGAAACGGTGGTATTACTGTTAAACCAAATGTTAAATACAAAGAAGTAGTTAAGAAACTTGCTTTGGATGGAATCGTAGCAGATGCTACTTGTGATTTCTCATCTTCTGATGATGTTATCACACTTACTGAGCGTATCCTACAACCAGAAGAATTTCAAGTAAACCTTACTCTTTGCAAGAAAGATTTCCGTTCAGATTGGGAAGCTATCGAAATGGGCGTAGGTGCTTTTGACAACCTTCCTCCTTCTTTCTCTGATTATCTTATTTCTTACGTAGCTGCTAAAGTTGCTGAAAAAACAGAACAAACAATTTGGGGTGGTGCTAACGCAACCGCAGGTGAATTTGATGGTCTTGTTACTTTGGCTACTGCTGATGGTGATGTTATCGATGTAACAGGTACTACCGTTACTGCTGCTAACGTAATTACAGAACTTGGGAAAGTAGTAGATGCTATTCCTTCTGCACTTTACGGAAAAGAAGATTTGTATGTTTATATTCCACAGAATGTAGCAAGAGCTTATGTTCGAGCTTTGGGTGGATTTAGTGTAGCTGCTACTTCAAACAATGGTCTTGGTAATCAGGGAACAACTTGGTTCAACGGACAAGCATTGTCTTTTGATGGTGTTTCTTTGTTTGTAGCTAACGGTCTTGCTGACAACACAATGATGGCTGCTCAGAAAAGTAACTTGTTCTTCGGTACAGGTTTGCTTTCTGACCATAACGAAGTTCGTTTGATTGATACAAGTGAAACTTTGGGAGACCAAAATGTTCGTTTGATTATGCGTTATACCGCAGGTGTTCAGTACGGAATTGGTTCAGACATCGTTCTTTATTCTTAATTAACTAATTATTAATCATAGAAAGGGGTGGGCAAAACTGCCTACCCTTTTTTATTTAAAACATAAAAAACAATGGGATGTCTTTTAACAACAGGACGCGAATTACCTTGCAAGGATTCAGTAGGTGGTATTAAGGCGGTTTATTTAGCAGATTATGGTTCTTTGGGAGCATTGACCGTAGCTTCTGGAGAAGTAACCGCAATCGCAGGAACACCAGACCTATATCAATTCGATGTAAGGGGAAATTCAAGTCTTGAACAAGCAATAACATCGTCTCGCGAGAATGGAACGACTTTCTACGAGCAGACGTTGAACTTAACTTTGACTAAATTAGATTTAGCAACTCAGCAAGAAATTGTACAAATGGCAAAAGCCAGACCACATATTTTTGTTGAAGACTACAACGGAAACTATTTCTTAGTAGGTGCTGCAAACGGTGCAGATGTATCTGGTGGTACAATCGTAACTGGTGCTGCTATGGGTGATTTAAGTGGATTTACTTTAGTGTTTTCAGCACAAGAAACACTTCCTGCTTACTTTGTTACTTCTACGGTTGTAACTTCTAATGCAAGTGCTACTCAAATTGAGCCATAATTTAGGTTAGATTATTTAATTAGGCTATCTTTTATTAGGTAGCCTTTTTTTTTGGCAAAATTCAAAATTAAATCGTTTTATAAGTATGAAGATTCTAACGACAAGTACATCTACACAAACGCTTAAAATTATTCCAAGAGAATATCAGGCGAGTATAGATGTAGTTTTGAGGGACAATAGTACAAATGAAAGTAATACTTATTCTGTTGCTACTTCTACAAGTGGTGATTATATGACTTTTGACTTGACTTTGGCGTTAGTAGAGAATAGGTTTTACGATATGACTTGTAGGTTTGGTAGTGGTGTAATTTACAAGGATAAGATATTTTGCACAGACCAAGTGGTAGCGGATTACACCGTAAACGAAGGGAAATACACAACCGAAAATACATACGATAACGATTACATCATATTATGAGTATTAAAATAGTTGAATTAGCATCTTATACTGCGCCAAAGATTTCTGAAAACAAGAGGGATGAGTGGGTAAGCTATGGTGATGACAATAATTATTATCAGCATTTAATTGATTTGTATAACGCAAGTCCTACTAATAACGCTGCTATTAACGGAATCAGTCAAATGATATTCGGAAGGGGATTAGAGGCTACCGATTCTTCTAAGAAGCTTAACGAATACGCTATGATGAAGTCCTTGTTTACGGATGACTGCGTAAGAAGGCTATCTTATGACCTTAAATTAATGGGTCAATGTGCTATGCAAGTAGTTTACGACAAGCCACACAAACGAATCATAGAGGTAGCACACTTTCCTATTGAAACACTAAGAACGGGAAAGGCTAACGAAGAAGGTGTTATTGATTCTTATTATTATTTTAACGATTGGACTAAAATAAAACCAAGTGATAAGCCTAAACGATTTAGTGCTTTTGGTAGTTCTAATGATGAAATAGAAATACTTTGTGTTAAGCCTTATAGAGCAGGATTTTACTATTATTCGCCTGTTGATTATCAAGGGGGTATTCAGTACGCTGAGTTAGAAGAAGAAATATCTAACTACCACCTTAACAACATTAAGAATGGTCTTGCGCCTTCTATGATGCTTTCTTTTAACAATGGTATTCCAGATGAAGAAACGCAACAAATTATAGAAAGAAAAATACAACAGAAATGGGGTGGTACTTCTAACGCAGGTAAGTTTATTCTTTCCTTTTCGGATAATGCCGAGAGTAGTGCTACAATGGAAACGGTTCAGTTAAGTGATGCTCATAATCAGTACCAATTTCTTTCTGATGAATCAATGCGAAAGATTCAGATAGCTCATAGAATCATTTCACCTATGCTATTAGGCATTAAAGATAGCACAGGATTAGGAAACAACGCAGACGAGTTAAAGACTGCTTCTATTTTGTTCGATAACACCGTTATTAGACCGTTTCAGGAACTTTTATTGTCTGCCTTTGACAAAGTACTTGCTTTCAATAATGCTTCCTTAAATCTATATTTTAAGACCTTACAACCGTTAGAGTTTGTAGACTTAGAAAACGCTTTAACTAAGGAACAAGTAGAAGAAGAAACTGGTCAGAAGTTAAGTAGTGATTTAAAAGACTTAACAGACGAAGAATTTGAAGCTTTAGAGAATGATTTAGAAGGCGAAGTAATAGACGATGAATGGGAACTTGTAGACAAAAGAGAATATTCTGATGAAAACGAATCTGTTGAAGATTGGGCAAATCGTTTGATTAAGGAAAAGAAAACAGGACTACAAAAGTTAGCGGATTTTATTAAGTCTAAACCAAGTGATCCAAGTTTTTTAGATAAGAGTTATTATAAGGTTCGTTACGAATATGCTCAAGTAAATTCACCAAATTATAAAGGTGGTGCTTCAAGAACTTTTTGTCGTAATATGATGTCAAGAACTGGTAGAGGTGTAGTTTATCGTAAAGAAGATATAGACCAAGCAAGTTTTCAGGGTGTAAATAATTCTTTTGGACATAAAGGACAGAATTATTCTTTATTCAAATACAAAGGCGGTGTTAATTGTGGGCATTTTTGGAATGAGAATCTTTATAGACTAAAGAAAAAAACAGATGGTAGTTTCTATGAAGATAAGTCTTTAGCCAGTAGCGAAGAAGTAGACAACATACCAAAAAGCTACACACCTAAAGGTGGAGAATACGAAACGGCAAAGGTAGCACCAAAAGATATGCCTAATAACGGACATCACCCTAATTACAAAGGATAAGATATGGCTACTGCGTTATTTATAAAAAGAGAAGACTTAGTAAGAAATAGCATCATTGATGGGAACGTCGATACTGATAAATTTATTCAGTTTATCAAAATCGCTCAATTTATGCATATCCAGAACTATTTAGGTACTGACCTTTACAATAAGATTAGTGCTGATATTATAGCAGGTACGTTAAGTGGTGATTATTTGAATTTGGTTCAGGATTACATTCAGCCAATGTTGATTCATTTTGCTATGGTAGACTATTTACCTTTTGCAAGTTATGAATTAAAGAATGGTGGGTTGTTTAGACACAGAAGTGAGAACGCTGATAATCCTACAAAAGAAGAAGTAGACTTTCTAACACAGAAGCATAGAAACTTTGCTGACTTCTACACAAGAAGATTTATCGATTATATATGTTTTAATCAGAATTTGTTTCCAGAATACAACACAAATACAAACGAAGATATGAATCCTGATAAAGACGCAAATTTTGTTGGATGGGTGTTGTAATTTACAAGGTAAAGTTAGCTAATGTAAAAAAGTTAGCGGAATATTTAAAGAAGAAGAAAAAATGAACATAACCGATTTGAAAATATAC